CGCTTGGACATGACCCCGCCGATACCGCCCACGATGAGCAGCACGATGTCATTGAGCATCTTGGTAAATGCTTGGTCGATCGGCGCCATCGACTTGATGGGCTGCACCACGAAGATCACCGAATACAGCATGGCGGCCACGATGAAGCACAGGATCAGCGTGACCACCACGACCACGAAGCCCCAGATGCGGACCTCGATGTCGTCAGCGGTTAGCTGCTGCTTCGGATGCGGGTTGAGGATTTTGAACGGCATTGACTTGCTTCTCCAGAATGGGGGCTACAAGGTACTCGGGGCACATCTGCGTGAACAGGCACTTGGGTTTCTGGCACTCGGCCTTGGCAAAGTTGTCCGGGTTTTGGCACGGATACCGATAGTGGTCTTGGCAACCAACCAAGGCCAGCAGCATCACAACGAAAAGGTACTTCATTCACCAAGTCCCAACATGTTCATCACCTTGTCCGCAATCTTCTTGGCCACCGGGTCAGGCAGCCGAGGCAGGATGTCGCACAAAAAGTAGAGCGCAAGAATGGCATGGATTTTGGGGTTCTTCACAAAGCGCTGAAGCCTTGAGTCGAACTCCTTGATGCCCGCCTTCCAGTTCCAGCTCACCCACAGCCCGTCTTTTTGCAGTACATCAGCAGTTGAAAGCCGCCCCAGACCATCACGCCCAGCAGCACCAACGCAATCACGACCGCAATCGTGATCTCAATCATCTCTTCCTGCTCTTTTTTCTTCTTGGCCGCAGCCCGCTTGGCAGCACCCGCCGCCTTGGCGGCTTCGACATTCATCGCAGCCTCACGGGCTTTGATGCGCTGCCAGACGTCCATCTTGTTGGCGGCCCAGAACAGGTCTTTGAGCTGGTTTTCGAAGTCCTTTTGCGCCTCGATGGCCAGCTCGATCTCCATGGCTTTGCCCATGGACGAACCCGATGCCTTGGCCGCCTGCGCGGATGCAACAGCCTGAGCCTTGGCGTCGAAGTATTTGCCCAGCAGGGGGCCAAGGGACTCAACGTTGTCAGCCGTCTTCGCCGCCTTTTTGACCAGCGCAACAGCCTTGTTTACCGCATCAAGCGCCTTGTCTGGATCAAGCAACACGTCAAGCATGTCAGCACCCTCAATAAATCGGCGTCCAAACCTGCGAATCGTAGTCGTTCACGACAACCCAACCAGAGGACTGCGCGGAGTTGATATTACCCCACGATGTTGTTTCAGAATCGTTAATGATTTCCCACTGAAGCACGCCGACCACAGAGTCTTGGGCGGTCAGAAGTTCAATCACTGTCACGTTGTACGTGCTGCCCGCAGCGGAATAGTCGTCCAGAGCCGATACGGACTCAGAAACATCCACGGGCATTATCTGCGTCACGTCGTACGCATCGCCCGCAGTGCCAGTCTCCTCTATTGCAGCGGCAAAATCTACCGAAGCAACGACTTGATCCGACGCAGTAACCGTTTCAGCCACGTCCGCAGAAAACTCAACGCCAGCATCAACGGTATCGGCCGCCGTGACAGTCTCAGTCAGGTCAGCAACAAAATCAGCGCTGGAAGAGACTTCATCCGTGGCCGTAACCGTCTCGGACACCGATGTGGGTATCGTCAGAACACCATCCACTGAGTCTGCGGCAGAGACCGTCTCCGCCACGTCAGTGTTCATCGTGTTCACGGCGTCTACGGTGTCCGTGGCCGTAACCGTCTCTTCGACGACCTCAACAATACCGTGCGTGGACTCGACCGTATCTACAGCGACAACAGACTCGTCAACAAACCCGACGGCATCAAGCCCTGCGTCAACAGCGTCGGCCGCCGTAACGATCTCCGTCAGGTCGGCAACGAAGTCTCCAGAAGCATCCTGCGTGTCTGTGGCGGTTACGCTCTCAGCAACGTCAACCCCGATCGTTGTGACGCCATCAACAGAGTCGGAAGCGGATACCGTTTCGGTCAAGTCTGCCACGGCGTCTTGCGTCGTGCTTACAGAGTCGGTTGCGGCGGCAATTTCGGTCAGCGATTCCGAAAAATCTTGCTGTGCGCTCACAGCGTCCGTGGCAGATGCGGTTTCTGTCAGGTCGCTTACAAAGTCCGCCCCCGCACTGACGGTATCTGCCGCAGACACCGTTTCGGTCAGAGCGGCAGAAATGACCAATGTCGCGTCCGTGGCGTCTGCGGCCGAGACTGTCTCTGTTAGGCTGGAGGCAAGATCAACCCCGCCGGTAACAGTGTCGGCGGCAGTTGCGGATTCGGTAAGCGCCGCGCCCAGTGCAGTGGTCTCAGATACGGAATCAGCCGCTGTGACGGATTCAGTCAGGGCGGAAGCAAAAACCGCAGCAGCCGCCACTGAATCCGTGGCAGTAACCGATTCGGTGAGTGCCGCGACAAGGCCAACCGTTGCCGCGAGAGAATCCGCAGCAGAAGCCGTTTCTGTCAGACTGACAGAGTAGGTCTGGGAGGTGACTGGCTCTTCCGCAAATGCCAGTTCACTGAACGCGGAATCGCCAAACAGCATTCCTACCTCCGCTTATGGCGCGTAGACCGGCCAGTCAATCACCCAAGGAAATCCATCCTGTTCGGTCACATCGGCAAGCGCCTGAACATACTCGTCCATTTTGGCAAGGTCATCCTGCTGCGGCAGGCCCAGCCGGGCGTTGCGATCGTAGCGGGCATACCGCCACTCAAACGCTTTGATGCGGGCATCACGATTGCTGCGTTCATTGCGGGCGCGGATGGCGGTGCGAACCTCGTACGTTGGGTCTTCAATCTCGACCCAGCTGGCAACCAACACGCCCTCTTCAAAGCGCGGGCTGCCCGGCACGTACTTGCGTCCGTCCTGCGGATAAGCGGGAATGGCCACCACTTGGTATCCGGTGGCACCAGATGGCACTAGACCCTCCGGCAAAACTTCCCCAGAAGGCACACCGTCAGCAACGAGGACAAAGAATTTGTGTGCCATCAGTAGTTGTACCAAAAAATGACGGCGTAGCTTGTGAAGCCGCCGATCGAGCCAATACCGCCCCCACTGCTCATGGAAGAAACACCGGCGGCATCAACATCAATGAAAATGAACGTGGTATTTGAGTACGAATCGTAGACTGTATCCAATACAGAGAAGCTACCGCTGGCCGGAGTGAATCCAGTTGTGTAGTTTCCGGAAAGCATGACGATTGCGTGCCCGTACTGAGTGGTGCCAAACACCGAAAAGCCTGGCACCACCATCGTAGAACCCGAGCTTTGGAACGTGCTGGGCCCGTAATAAAGCTGCACTGTGTTGGTTGCGCCTGTATCTGCCTCGTACCCCATGTAGTAAGAGATGGCGAGGCCGTAAGCCGTAGGACTGGTGACTGTTGGGTCTGCCAGAGGGTAGGAGGGGCCTCCATACGCCTGAGCGTAGGTGTACCCATTAAAAAAGTACCCGCTTGAGCTGAACCAACCAGACGGAGTTGACCAAGTGCCGATTGACTGCAGCCAGTTGTATGATCCAGCTGGCATAGTAGACGGCGTAGCAGCAGGAAGCGCCAAAGAAATTGCCGCACCAAAACCGTTGTCCTGATACATGTACCAGTTGGGGACAACAGGGCCTGACGACGCGGCATACACCTCTTTGGTGGAATCATCCCAAGTCAGCGTCCATGCCGTTCCAACGGGCGTCACACCCGTGCGGAATTTGTTCATGTACGTGGCATCGTCTTCAAGCGGGGTGATGCCGTGCCCAATGATGATTGCGCCGTTCTTCAGGTTGCCGGGGGAGTTGCTGCCGATCGTAATGCCGCCAGTTGTGCTGGAGTTGTATCCAGCCACAACACAGTTATCGTATGGGGCAGACAAGCCCGTAACAGAACTGCTGGCACCAACAACGACACTGTTTGCAGCAGATGCCGAAGATGACGTGCCTACCGCAACGGCGTAAGCACCGCTGGCTTGGGCAGTGTTGCCGACGGCAACGGCATTGCTGCCGCCCGCATTTGCGTACACCCCAAACGCCGAAGCCCCGCCACCACCTGCGTTTGCCTGCTGGCCAACGGCGGTAGCGCTCATTGCCGACGCCGCCGTTCCGCCACCTACTGCGACAGCATTACTGCCAGACGCCGTGGCGTACTGGCCTACGGCGGTAGCGTAGTCGCTCGTGACGGATGCTCCATACCCAAGAACCGTGGTGAACTGGTACGAATCGGGCGAAAACCCGGCGTCCGTGCCAAGAATGGTGTTGCTGTTCTTCGGGGCGGCGGACATCGACACAAATACGCTCTTTGTGCCTGCCGAGAAGTTGACCGCGCTGCCCGAGTTCGAGCTGGAGAAAACCTGCGTGCGGACCAGTGTGGTTGATCCACTAAGAGTGCCGAGACCGACTTCCCATTCGGAGCCGGTGGAGTTGGTAATGACGTACGTTGTGGTGTTGCCTGTACCGACAGTCGAGCTGAAGGTGCGGAAACCCGTGGCCGCGCCAGCAAGGGTGAAGTTACCCGTGCCTGTGGTCGTCGAGGTTTCCTTGACGCGATCAGCTACAACGTACGCCATTTATCAGGCCCCGATCAGCTCGTCTTCTTTGAACCAACGCTGGTGGGTGTCACCAGCGGCATCGGTGTACTCAACGAGGTACTGGATGTCTCCGTCTTGGTTGACGTCCAGCTGCTTGACCTCGCCTTGCGGCAGGGCCACGTTCAGCTTGACTTGAGCGCCGGGTTTGAAATTTGCAGCCATGTCGATCTCCTTAGACGGAAGCGGTGTAGGTGACGTTCAGCGTGTCGCCAGAGACCACAGAACGGTTGCCGCCAGTGAAGTTGCCAGCGGAGTACAGGATGCCCGTAGTGCCGCCCTTGGTGTTGCTGGTAGTCATGAACGCGCCGCCAATGGTGCCGGTTGCGTTGATGCTGAAAGAGGTGGCCGTCGTGGCTTTGGAACCAGAAGAAGCCGAACCCCAAGTGGGAGCGGGGCGAGTCGAGTTCGAGTAGCCGGTGTTCTCGGTCCAGCCAGCGTGCGAAGACATGGTGTCGCCAGCGGCGTAGGTAGCGCCCGAGTTGACCAAGCCAAGATACCATGCGGCGGTGTAAGCCGAGCCGCTGAAATACTTGTCGAGCAGGTCGTTCTTGCCAACGGTCACCACGAGGTTCTTGATCTGCTCGGACCATTTCAGGTTGCCGTCAGCGTCGAAGCACTCGACGGTGTAAGCGCCGGTGATGGAAACTTGTTCAAACTGGCCAGCGCCTTGCGCAACAGCGACAGCGGCGGAGTCCACGGGGTTGATTTTTTCGGATTGCATGATTGCTCCTATGCGATGCGCAGGATTGCGCTGTTTGCGGTTGCTGGTGGGAACTCCACCGTGAAGTTGGACATGGTTTTGTCAGCCCCAAAATCCAAAACGATAACCGCCGCGTTGCTCTTTGAAGAATTGTAGATGAGCGCTCCGCGAGCGGTCAACGCGGCATTGAAAACAGCGGTGTTGAATGACACAAGCGCTGTGGTTCCAGAGGTTGTCGGAGTGGGGTTGACGGTGAGAGCGATGCCCCCAGCGGTGTACCCAGTGCCGCTGACTTCTCCCGAAGCCGTGTAGGCAGTGGTGTCCGCGCCCAGATTGGCCGATGCGGCGTACAGGGCGATTTTGAATGTGTCAGTGCTGAAGTCGTGAACGGCATTGAGCAGCTCACGCTTGAAACTCGTACACATTCCTTGGATGATAGCCATCAGTTCACCTTGATCCGAACTTGCCCATCACGGTAGGCATCCATGCGCTGCTTGCCATCACCCAGATTCTTGAGCAGAGTGATCGACTGAACGTACATCTCTTGGTAGAGCTTGACCAGATCAGCGTCGCCCTTCATGTACCGAATGGCCTCAACCAATGCGCCGTTGAGCAGGGCGCTGTCAAAGTTATCGCCAAGCCACGACGTTCCAGCAGTGACGATGGACTCGGGGTAGTAGTAATAATGCAGCTCCACCGTGTATGCGTCATCCGGCGTCGGGCCAAGAATGAACGACAACTCGGTAGTGATCACCGGCGGGACAGAATTGGTTGTCGTCGGGCCGAAGATGGCGTAGAACTTCGGCAGCCCCTCATACCCGCTCTGCGGGTACGCTTCACGAATGAAGTTCACATCCTTGTTGAGCAAGTAGTGGTAGTTGCCGTCAGTGTCCACAACAGCCAACGAGTACGAAGACAGGAAGTCGCTCGGGGCAGAGAGATACTTGTTACCCCCAGACAGCGTACCCGTGACGTTCTTGCGCAGGTTGGCCAACTGCACTGAGTTGTAAATGCGCTGCTCCGCCTGTTGCGTGAACATGGCGTATTCAGCATCTGTGAAAGTGTTTTCACAGATTCGCGCAATGTTAGCTTTCAGGTCGGTGTAGTTCATTTACGCCTCAAGCCATCGGGCCACGAGCCATCACGCCTTTGGTCGCTGCGCCAGTACCGCGGATTTTGATGCCGCTGGTCTTAGGGGCAGGAGCCGAACCCTTGCGCACGTTGCCGACGCTCAGGTCATACGACTCCAGCGAAGCTTCGTTTTTGCCCTTGCCAATCTCACCGGCAGCAGTGACTTTCTTGCCGGTCATGGTGTGGGGCTCAGCGTAAACGCTGGCAGGGCCGACTTCTTTGCCGCCCTTTTTCATGCTGTACTTTGCCATGATTAGCCTCGCTTCTGTGCAGCAACTTTGGCCAGACCGCGACCCATCGTCTTCATGTCGATGTTGCGCTTGCCGCCTTTGCCTTTGACCTCGCGCTGAATACCAACGGTAGGGCCAGAATTGCCAAGATTTTTACCCTCGGTCTTGCCTTTTTTGGCGACGCCATCAGCAGAACGTGTGTAAGCCATAATCGACTCCTTATGTCGTAGTGACCGTAACTGTACCAACAAAACCCAGCGCCACCAAGTTGTTTGGTGTGAGCTGAGCGTCAAAATTCTCAGACATCCCAACAGGGTTCCAGCCCCACTGGATGTTACGACTACCTTCACCGATCGTGCCGCCAGAGGTCAGGCCAGAAGTGACGTAGGTCGTATCCCTGCGCGGGTTACGCAATGCCTGCGGGTCGTCAACCGGGAACGTACCCAGCATCAACTGCGGGTGATCTGGGTCCCAGCATTCGGGGCACACCAGCAGCTCGTAGCGACGCTGCTTGATGATCTCGGTCTTGAGCTTTTTGAGCCGAAACTGCTGCCCACAGCGGTCGCATTCTGCAATCGCCTTTTTGCCGTCCGCAAAGCGGTTTCCCATTACAGGCCGCCCCCAATGAACATCTGACGCGGCACCAGCCTGACAGCGGCCTTCTCGCGGTCTTCGCCAGCGGCCAGCTCCCAAGCCTCATCGTACTGCTGCTTGAGCACCTGAAGACGTTCCATCGCGCCGGGGACCTTCATCCCGAGGTAGTAGGCCAAGCCAGCCACCATGGCGTTGTAGAACCGGAACGGCATATCCATCGTGTTCACACCGTTGCCCGCGTCGTCAATCCTACGCAGGCGCCAGTACACAAGGATGTACTGCTGGGTGTTGTCCGGCACAGGCCAGACCGTGAAGCGGGGGGTGTTCAGGCGCTCAATCCAAATCTGGATCGGCCGGGCCTGAGTCAGTTTGTTGGGGATCGTGGCGTAGGTCGGCTCGCTGATCCGGGTGATGGTCAGGTCCGCCTGCGTCGAAACACTGCCTGCGCCCGTGCGAATCACATGGTCAAGCAGGTCAACGGTGTCTTCTGGAAGGTTGTACGTGGCCGTACCGGGGGTCAGAATCTGCTGCCCCTGCTCCATCGTCCACATGTTGATGCCGCGGTTGGCCCAGTCCGTGAACATCAGGTTCATCGAACGACGTGCCGTACGCAGGTCGTAGCCGGTCCGAAGCTCACCCCCGCAGCGCTCAAACGCCTCCTCGACGATCTCGGTGAGGTCAGGATTAAAGAGGGTGGTGCCTGAAGTCGTCATTATCGGAACCTTGCTGTTTTCTTTGCGACCGTTTTGGGCTGCGCCACAAATTGCTTGCCAGCAGCCTTGCCTGCGCGTTTCGCGCGCGTGGTAGCCGCATATTCAGCCGGGGAAAGAGATTTTATGGCTGCCTCGGGCAGATACCGCTCCCCCGTCTTCGACGACGGCTTGCCGGACTTGGTACGCCATTTCTGGTCTGTCCAGTCCTTGAGCGATTTCTGCGGCTGCTTCAATCCTTGTATCCCCCGCCCTTGGCCTTGTACTGCTTGGCCAGCAGCTGCGCCTTGCGGGCAGACCACTGACCTGCGCCGGTACCCTGCACAGATTGGCCCTTGATCTTCTCGAACAGCGACTTGCGCATGCCCGGCTTGGTGTAGTTGCCAGCCTCGTTGACCTTGGACTTGACGGCTCCGCCTTCGGCGTACTGCGTGAAGTCAGTGTCGTCCCGGCGGGCTTTCCGCACGCCTTTGGGCATTTTAGAGGGGGCGATCGCCCCCATTCCGCGACTGGCGCGCATGGTTACACCATCTTTCCGCGGGTCTTGCCCCGCGTGGCGCAGCCGTCAGCGCGCTTGGAGGCAGAGCCAACAGAGCCGCCTTTTTTGAAGCCCATGGCCTCAACCTTTTTACGGTCCTTGGCGTCTTGCATTTCTTGGATCGCCTGCTCAACTGCCGCGGACCGTCTTGGCTTCACCATAGGCGGGTTTACGCGACCGCGACCGGCGCCAACAGCTTCATCGACCTCTTTGCCAAAATACTCAGAACCTTGGCCCGGGAACGGCTTATCACTGACCTCACGGTCGGTGTACCGATAACCGTCACGGTCGACGCCCTCTGTTGCCGTATTGGACATGTAACGAGGAGTTTTTTTAGCCATGATTGCTCCTTACTTGCAGCTGCCGCCGTAGGCCATCTTGACCATGGCGCCCTTGGTCTTGCCCTTTTTGGCAATGCCATCAGCGGCTTTGACGAAGCCGCCGGCCTTCATGCCAGCGTGAGCCTTGGAAGCGGGTGCAGCAGCGTGGGCCTTCAGGGACGTAGCGATACCGCCGCCCTTCTTGTAGCCCTTGGCTTCAGCTTCTTCGTGCTTGATCATCGACTTGGGGGCACCCTTCTTTTTCATGAAGGCCACTTCCTTCTTCATCATCTCTTTGGACTCTTTCATATCGCCACCTTCTTTGAACTTGCGGCCCTTGTCCGCGTTGATGAATTCCTTGCCCACAGACGCAGGCACTCCAGCTTTCTTGGCGAACTCGGGGTTGTTGGCCACCGCCGCCATGAAGTTGTGTTGCTTTTTACTCGTCGACGGCATTTTTCTTACCCCGGCCAAGCAGCCCCTGCACCGTACTGGTTTCCCAGATACGGATGCTGGTCCAAACAATCGTGAATACAGCGGCGATCGAAGGAAGCATTTCTACAAGGGTCCCCAACACCGTGGCCACCGACAAGGCGTCCACGATATGCTTAGAAGATTCAGAGAGTTCGTGTTTCATATCAGCAGTTCCAAGCCCGCAGGCTCTTGTTGATACGGCTATCCGGGTCTTTCTTCGTCTTTTCGGACGTGAGCTTCTCTTTCATCCCACTCATCCGCGCGCAGAAAGAGGCGCGCCGGCCGGCGTCGGCCTTTGTCTTCGGCTTTGGAGCGGGCGGTTTCAAGTTCATGCCCTGCTTTTTGGCAGAGGCTCGCCCCTTGGCGTTCAAGCCGCCCTCGGGGTTCTTGCCTTCCTTGCGCTGCCATGCTGGAGACTTAGCC